GATTGCTTCGCTAGTAAGCATAGGCGACAACTCTTTAAAGTCAGGATGCCAACTAGCGTAGCTGTCACATCCAGTACTAACTAATGGTAAATCTTCATACTTTGTAAAAGGCGTAATCATTTTATGTGTAGCCGCAATGTCAGTAGCTTCGTGACTTACTTCCCCACGAGGCATACCGAAGCCGGCACATTTAAAGTTACACCCGAATGTGCGTAAGAATACACTAGGCACACCCATGTATCTACCTTCACCTTGTATGCTGTAAAACAGCTCTGCGATTTTAATTTTGCTCATAGTATATTATACACTCTTTTCACTAGTTGTGTCAACCTTTTTGAGTTGCCAACTACCATCTTTTTGATCTATCCATTCTAATGTGTCGCCTTCTACCCAACCTTGTAGATTGAGCATATCTTGAGGTAACGGCAAAACAAGATCACCTGTGTCGAGATCTTCTTCAACGGTAACTGTCCAATTTTTCAATTTCAACTCCTAATTAAATGGCATTGTCGTTTTTATGTTTCCAATCTTGATATCTACGCTTACGACATTCTTCTTTTACATCGATGGGAATATCAGGATGCCATTCAGCCATACTACAATCGTACACTCGATATTCGGGAAGCTCTACTCGAGAAAGTACAATTATCCAAAGGACGCAAGCAACAATAAATCCAACAATGTATTTGATCATATTCTGTCGCTTAACAATATTTTGCACATCATAGCATCGTGTTCGTTATGAAATTTAAATGTCATCTGATCGGTCTCTGGATGACTGGTATATCGATCGCCTGGCAGGCCAAAGTGTTCCAATACCATAGCACAAGTTTCATTCCACCAAAACCCAGTTTGTTCTTTATTCCACGGAACCAGAATTTCATGCACTGATGATGTCCTTTAATGTTTCAAATATTTTAGAATTGCCTTCAATGGTATAATGATTTATATTTCCTCGCTCCTTAGACCAAAGGCCACTAAAATCAATATGATTGTTTTCTACTGCAAGTTGATTAACAATATCAATATGACTCATGCTGATATATGGCACAGTGATCAACAGTTTGATCTGTTTTCTAATTAAATTATAAATGTCTATTTGATATTGATCATCATAATGATATTTGAAATATTCTTGTGCGGCCTTAAGACTGGGATTTCTAAATGAAGACCTATCGAGCAGATCATTTAAAATCAAATCACAATCTTTATGCAGCCCTTGTTTATGTATGGGATGTTGCGGGGTATGCAGTCGACTGGGACTGGTATGACTCACAATCACCATGTCAAAACTTGCAACATGCTGAGATTCGATTTGTTTTAGAATCTTGTATTCTCCTATGCCCGCCTGTGCTAGATTAACCACATTGTATTTTGCAGCGAGCAGTGTAGGCCAACCCAACTCGGCATTCGGCCATACAGTAGCAAAACTGTCTCCCGCAATCAATATTTTCATTGTGTCTTTAACCAGGGCAGATATTTATCCGAGATATACTTGTGATATTCACGATTATAATGTTCGTTGTCTTCTAGATAGAATTTTGTATGGTCTATTAGTTTGTCAGCGAGATAGGCTTCAACGGTTTTAGTAGCAATCACAGTATTGTTTAATTTTCCATAATATTCAAAATTACTAGGAAATTTTAATCGTTCTGTAAAATTAAAAAGATAAAGTTTGGCACCATGTTCCGCACACATGCGATCCCATACATAGACATCTAGTAAAAAATCACGTTTTTCTAAAAATGTATTAAGTTCAAAAAATAACTTAACTTCCATATAGGTGTTTTTACGAAGATTTGGTGATGCCAGTCCTTTGCCCATGTCAATATCTAGCCCGGGAAAATTACTGTAGTCTTTATCGCGTGATTTCTGAAATAGTTGTATTTTTTCATTTTGTATAGTTTGATCACAATACCTATCAACGACACCATCGGACGCACTCATCTTTTCGGTAAAGTAGTCAATGGGTATAATTTCGTCAGACAACTCACCGTCAAAAGCCAGTCTAAATCTATTGAATGGTGCTAGACATATAAACACTTCGTCTATATCATCATATTTTTTAAACATGTTAGCTAGCCAATCAGTGTAGACTCGATTACAAACACCTGCCATTGCATATATAGCTACGGGTTTGTTATTATCTTCTCCGTAGATTTCTGCATAGTTGTTGTCGTTCCAATAAGAATAACTACCCGGCCCTACTTTAGTCGGGTGACTCCAGTAGCCACAAGTTTGACTATCACCTATGAATAAAGCTCTGCTCATTTTTTATAATTTCCTTTTTCTGGAATAACATGTCTAACACCGCCACGAGGATCCGCCATGTCTCCTTTGCGTCTTGGAATTAGATGTATATGCGGGTACATTACGGTCTGACCCGCTGCCTCACCCCAATTGATTCCAATATTAAATCCATCCCACTCACCTTTCTCTACCATATCTTTGCCGTGTGTTAGTGCATCACTAAAGCAGTCGACAATCACTCCATCGGCTGCATACTGCGGCACAAACAACAAATGACCTTCGGATACAGGGTACTTATCTTTAAAGACCTTGACATGGAAGTCTTCCCGGACCAAGTCCTTCCACGGTGCAATACCTTCCTTCTCTGCATCTGCTAGTATGTAATCTTCTTTTCTCATTTAGTCCACCACTCTTCAAAGGGAAATTCAATCCATACAGGATTTTCTGCTTTGTTGATCTCTTCCCCAACATAGTCCATTTTGACTTTGGACTCGCTGGCAAGGTTATCGAATATTGTGGCAAACTTTACATTTTGATTCCATATTTCGTCAAGCCATCTTTCGTCATCGGGTAAACATCCAGATTGCCAATCGTTTAAAATCCAGTTAATAGTTGCACCTGTATCGTTGATATCGTCTACTACCAGTATATTCTTTTTTTCACCGCCTGACACCATAAGGTCGTATATAGGATAACCGAATGCATCTTCAGACATCCAAAGATTGCTTTCAGTGGCATGATCACCGCCGTTGTCTCGTAGACTTACTTTCAGTGTTTCGCAGGGAATATTAAAATACTGACTGATCATGACAGCAGGCAATAGCCCGCCTCGGGTAATGCCTACTACGTAATCTGGGCGCCATTTATTTAGAGAAATATCTCTACAAATCTTTGCCACTAGGCCTTGAAACTCTTGCCAACTTACTTTACGCTTTTCCATGACGCTCCTTAAGATACTGCTCGTGTTGAATCCATTTGTTGTTGACTAAAAATCCCCAATCGCGTTTGTGTGGGCCGGGCATGAACAGAGTCCAAGCAGTGACTCCTTGTTTTAATTCGATACGATGATAGCTATTAGAACTACAGATTCGAAAGTGTCCAGGCCCGCGCCAATGCTTAGTTTCTCCGACCATTTTGCCATATTCAAAATTAGGAGTGTATTCGTAGTAACCTCCTTTTAAAATTAGAGTGGCGTAAGGCCACGGATGATCATGTACATCATCGGGATCACCTTTTAGGAATTTGTGTAAGAATATGTTGAATGGAAAGTGCGTTCGATCTTTTAAAAACACATAGTAGCGTTCTAGGTAAGGCTCGTTGCAAACACGATCAAAAATGATACGTTTGCGACCTAACTGTTCAAGCAGTTTCAAAAACATTTTCAACTTCTTCCTTGAGGTATCTTATTAATTCTTTGTCCGTAGGCATTACGCCATAATTGTTCTTGTAAAAAATTTCATAGCTGTCGCTGCCGTATTTTCCAATGCCATATAACTTTGTAGCATCATTTCCGTCCCAAGTCAAATAGTCTTGACTCATTCTAATCAAACGACTATAGCGAACATTAACCATTCCCAAGGGTTGGATAATGCTTTTGACAAACTCTTCGTCTGCGTGTAACAAAGATAGTGCTGTAGGAAACCAATATAGGAATTCTGGTAGCGTGGTCTTTACAGCTTTGCGTCCAGTTTGATTCAGCATGATTACACCGACAAAATGCTGCCAAGCATCGTCTACCTGTTGTTGTACCATTAGGTCATTACGTAGAGGTTTAATCATTCTACACCTTCACCAAACCAATCATCTACTTGACGCTCTGCTTCTTGTTGTGTCATTGCGTGTACAAAGATACGTGCAGGTTGGCCCACAGTGTGCTGTATGTTATATTTGATTACACCAGCGGGAATTAAATCCCAGTCTCGTTCTACAACAAACTCCTGCAAGTTTTTTGCACGATTAATTAAATTATCGGTTAGTTCTTTTGCGGTAGTCATAATGCTATTCTTCTGGTTTAGGATTATCTACACTCCACGGCCAAGAAGTTCTTGGATCAGGCCTTGGTTTAAGTTTAACATTTTCTTCAATGACTGTACCATCATCTTCGCACAGATCTACCTGATAAGGCGCAATGATGTGTACAGCAGTGTCTTCTTCCAGCCATTCATGCTCACCGTCAAACAGCCAGCCAGCGCCGCCTTCGTAATAGGCTTCACGAATAGATTCTTGTTCAGCCTCGTCGATATCATCGCTGAATTCAAATTCGATGCTACAACTATCATCGAACTCGCAACCCCAGCCCACATCTGCTCTGGCATAGGCAACATCGTCACCTTCCCAAGGAAGATTGCAATCTAGGTCGCCTTCTACAAAGCCTTGCCCCCAACGATATGTTTCGTCGAGGTTAAACCAACCGACGCTACCGTCTGGATTATTACGATACATTTCTACATGGTAGACAATGCTTTTCTTCTCTAGAGGTTTAATTACATATACTTGGCTCATGATATTCCTTATCGTGGTGCAAACTCTTGTTGTAGTTTGATGTTATCAAAAAACTCTTTCTTTGTGTGAGGATCATCTTTAAACGAACCTTTAAGTACTGTAGTCTGTGTTAGACTAGAGTGTGCCATGATGCCACGATTCTCACAGCAACCATGTGTGGCCTGTATATAGACTGCTACATTGTCGCTATCAGTTGCCTTGCTAATCTCACGGGCAATGTCGTTACATAGTTCTTCTTGCAGAGTACCACGTCTAGCACACCACTGTGCTATTCTTGTGTACTTTGACAAGCCGATAAGTTTTTGTGCGGCGATGATACCGATATACGCGACGCCAGCCACAGGCTGGTGATGGTGACTGCACATGCTACGAAGCTCACTGCGAACAACCAACATACCCTCATATCTATCCTCACTATCGTTGGGAAAAGCAGTACAATCTGGAGCAGCTTGATATCTACCTTCCATGATTTCATTGAAGTACATTTTAGCCAGTCGACGGGCTGTACCTTTACTGTTAGGATCGTTCTCGCGATCAATGAGCAACTTGTCTAGCACTTGTTCAAATGCGGGCGTTGCTTCGTCAATTAGTCGTTCTATATCGCCTTCATACAGATAGTCGCTGATGTTATCGCCTGCCCAAAAGCGTTTTCCTTCACGCTTCATTTTAAAGCGAAGTACATCTGATAGGTATGCTTCTTCATATCCGCCATCGCCTGCCATTGCGTCCAAGCCTGTTTCTTTACTTGTCAATTTTATTTCTCCGAGTTAATGTCGTGGATGACATTTGTTATATTATTTTAACATCTCTAATAGTTTATTGCAACTAAAAAAGTTTTCTTTTAGTATATCTACCTGTTTATTTAGGCTAGATATACGAGTTCTGTAATTTTCCATATGTTCTATAATTGTTTTACAGATGTCTGGACGATATACAGTATATGCTTCAAAACTTTCAGTCCATTTGCTAGGATACTTAAATGTATCAAGAGCCATTTCGCTATAGCTTAGGCGATCCGGCACCATTGGAATAGCATCCACAATAGCACCTTCGTACCAACTGATACCCAGTGTTTCTTGTAGATTGGCACTGAATACCATTTTTGCTTCACCTAACAAATTGTGATATTCATTTTTGGTCAACTGTTGATCTTGACAAACAACAAATTCATATTGCGGCAACTGATGTTTTAGATCACGGAATATTTCAACCTGTTTCTCTGGAGCAACACGATGCGGGAATAGAATAAGATCACGCTTCTTCATGTTCTTATACATTAGCAAAGTGTCCTGCATATACTCCATAGGCCAACCTGTGCGTACAAACTTAGGATACTCGCCTGCAAGTATTTCTTTAAGTTCTTCCTCGTACCAAGGATTTTCTACAGTATGCCCATTGTTCAGTAATTCTCTATTAAACAATTCAATATGAAAGTCAGTGGCAAAGTAGTTGTGATCAAAGGCAGAAAAGAACGATTTCTCTGCATTACGCACCCAAGGCTTGTTGCCAACAAGACGTCCTAGGAAGTCTTGCGGATCATATGAACCAGCATGCCATAAGCCATGTGTTGTTATTGGAATGCCCAGCAACTCGCTCATATACTTTAAGTTTATGATACCAGGATGCCAAGCGTCAGTAAACAAAAAATGATCGCCAGGCTTAACTGCTCCGGAACAAAATAAACGGCCCATCTGCTCAACTTGACTAGCCTTGTAGATATTAGTGCCGCCAAAGTTGAGAAATGCCCCAGGAGTGGTAGCACTAGGAATGTCCGTAGGACCTGATATAATGTTGACATTGTGTCCTGCCTTTCGTAAGAGTGCAGGTACATGAGTCTTCCATTGACCCGTGTACCTTGTCTCAACTGCTTCTAGATCAACGAGAAAAATTCTGCTCATTGCGACGACCGTTATTGTCCCAACGAGGCTTGTTGCCTAAATATGGGCGTCTTGCTGGACGACGACTTGCCAGGTAAGACTGATAAGTTACAGAATCTCTCTTATAGAGATCTGCAGGATTAAATGGTTGCAGTTCTAATCTACACCAATCTAGATATGTATCCAAGTCATCAAAGATCCGAACAACGTCGGGACGATTTTCAAAATAGGAATAATCTCTGTAATTCTTAGCCATTATAGCTTTCCTTTTAGTACTTAATAAATGAACCATTTTCTCCGTCTTCGGAGACCTCAATCCAAACCTCACGACCTGGATACTTTTTGTTAATGACGTCATACAAATCGCCTGACATCATTTCACAACTCTTGTAGTCTAAACTAAGTGTAGCATCTTTATAAAGATTTAGCAACCATCGTTTAAACTGAATAAACTCAATATCTCGATCATCGTGGGTAACACCAATCCAAACTTTAAAGTGGAAGATATGCCGATGCGGATAGCCTAGGAAACTTACATCATATTCATCTCCTGTAGCAAGTGCTGGGTCTGTCAGCGCCGCTGGATATTTGTGCATACCTTCTTTCTGAAAGGTAACCCAAATCATTTTGTTGGGTCTAATGTCTTGTTTGATAATCATAATGACAACAGTCCTTCGCACAGCGTTTTAATTTCTTCTCTAGTCATGTGAAAATTGTAGGTACTGGATTCAGTGATATTTTTCTCAGTGTCTAAACATTCTTGAATGATATCTACTGCAAACAGTCCTTGTGGACTTATACTTTCCCAACTTTCAACACGAACTCTGTATGCATCAGTTTCTTTTATCGTGATTTTTTTTACATCTAGATTGGGATGTTTCATCGCAGTTGCTCCATGGTTATAATTTTTGCTAATTCTTGACCGAGATCTTTGTCTTCAGTGACCACGTATAGACTGTGACGATTCTCATCTTTCTTTTGGTCGTACTTAGTTGTCTCTACAATAGTACCACCGCTAGCACCATAAACTTGTAAACGGAAACCTTGAGAATGTAGGTCAACGCCGTCGCAATCCTCAGCGTATACTAGCTCGGCGTCGTCAACGTCTTTTAACAGCCAGTTTCGAATTCGTTCTCTAATTGATAATTTCATAGGTTTTTGTTGTATATATTGTCTTGCACGATTTACTTGATTAGAGCCGGTCATTCGCGGAACCCGTCTCTGCTTTGCTGTTGATGCTACTGCATATCCACCACTCATTTTATAATCTCATCTTTGCCATATTGATCCCAACTGGTAAACTTGTCTCTACCAAGTAGGTCATGGAGGTTATGGCACCACACTCCAGGATTTGTTGCCTTAAAATCTTTGTCGTCTATCTTTATTGTAGCATTATATCCCAGCTGTTGTAAATAGGGCAGTTTAACCGAAATCTGCGGAATAAACTGCTGTTTCTCAACAAGCCCGCTTTCAAGAAGTCCTTCAACTTCACTGACATCTAAGTCTAGTGTACACCAGTAGCCCTCTTCCAAGCAGACATAGATCATGTCTTCCCACATGCGCCAATTGTGTGCATCATTAACGCCATCGGTTTTAAAACTTTGATTAGCACCAAAATAGATGTGTGTGCAATCATTGTTCTTGGCCATGGTGGTAATAATTTGATCGTCATGCACTCCTACAACAAACAGTGTTTTCATGCCATGTGCAGGAGTCTTTTCGATCTCAATGCCTGTAAAAAACTCTATAGCAGTTTCTATACCAGTGGAATAATTTCTTTTCATTTTATGATTTTAAAAAATTTAAGTAGATTAAGAAAACGTGCCTTGTAGGGATTGTTTATGATTTGTTCTGCAAGACTAGGCAGATGCGGGCATCGTCCTTGGTTCCAAGAACAAGTTTCTGAAATAGCTTGACCACAGGTTGTACATTTCATTGTTCACTGCCTTCTTTGAGAAGTTTTTTAAATTCGTATTCATCAGCTGCCTTTTTACGTGCTAGTTCACGTGCTTCTTCGCAAGGATCACAGTAAGTATGGATCCAACCGCCGCCGCGACTTTTTCCGATATTGCCACATTCCTCACAGGTACATCCACTCATGCTTTCTGCCATACGTACCATACCGTCAATAATGTCATCACCACCTGTGTAGTAAAAACGTAGTGTACCAAACTTTTCCTTAACCTGATCCAGAGTTACCTGCGCAACTTGTTTGTATTGCTTGTAACCTTTGTCAAAATTTTGATTATTCCAATCAATATGATGTTGGATATTGCTCATAAGCTGATCTAGGATATTAAACCAACCATCGCCACATTCGAACCCCCAACACATACAAGTTTCCTGCATGTTCTTGTTGCGGTTCACCATCATCTTAGGATACTTCTCACACAACAACTTATCTAGTTCTTGTTTCATTACCACGTCTCCACGCCAGATACTTCGACACGAACACTAGCAGGATAGTCTGCTATTTCTGTATCATAAATCATTGTTAATACCCTACCAATGCCTGAACTATTTGTTTGCTCAAGAGTAAAATACTCTGTGCCAACAGCTTCGCAGATTGTTTTAATTTTGTTCAATTCAAATATGTTCAGTTGGACCATGTTATGCCTGTGTGTGAAGTTGTTGCTTATGCTTTAGTATAGCAATTTTATCCTTTAAGAGCAACCTTTCTTTTTTCAATTGCTCTAATTTTAGGTCTTCAAACAGGCCTGTTCTTTCCAAAGTGTCAACTTGTTTGTCCAAAGCATGATGTGCTTCTTCCAAATGTTTAATTCTCTGTTCGTACATAAATTATGCTCCTTGAACGATTTCTTCCAATGCACGTAGCTCATCATCATCTTGTTGATCAAATTCTTCTTCTTTAACTTTCTTGGCATCACCCCAATCAAACAGATCTTTATTGCCATAGGCAACTGGCCCGCCTTGTAGTCGAGCACCTTCGAGACTGGTCAAGAATTGATTGGCATTGTCGATCAATGTAAATGCTTCGGCTTTAGTTTTAGTATTGAACAATTCTTCAATGAATGTGGCAAAGTAAAGGATCTTGCGTGGAACCCATTCGCTGAATTCAATTTCTTTCTTGCCTTCAACGCCCCACATACGCCAGTCAGGCTTATGTTTAGCACATTCAATATCCATGAATTGTTGAGCACGTTGTACGGCCTTAATATGACATTCAACATTATGCCCCATCATTAGTGCATAGCTGAAGCTATCCCAAGAAGTTTTACCTTCTTTGTTGATCTTGTTAAGCATTCCAGGCTTGTACCAACAGATATCGCCTATTGATAATCTACTTCCGAATTCACTTTCAAATGGGAAGGGGATGTTAAAATTCTGGCTAAGGGTTTTTGTGTCTGGGGCTTTGTCCATGATAACACTCCACCGTTTGTTGGTGTGCTGGGCGTTGGTGTAGACAAGTCCGTGTGCTGTTGCAATGAACGGTGAGGCGCAATCAAAAGAGATGGTAAAGTTTTCATTTATGTGCTTTTTAATTTCACGTTGAATTAATGTAAGATAACACGACCAGTCAAGCTGTGCTGTACCTAAAAAGTGCATCCAGTCCTTGCCTTCTAAGAGACCTTCGTCTCTCAATGTTATCAACCTCTTTAGTGTAATGGGCATCTTGCACATATTAGCGCCACCCATTGCCCAACCTTCTGCTTCCTTACCGGCATATTTGCCTTTGGGATCACTAAATTCTTTCACGCCGTTATACCACTTTTCAGCAGTATCCCAGTCTCCGCCTTGCAGTACGTTGAGCCATTTGGTCTGGCCTAGACGATTTTGCAAGAAGTAATCGTTATTGAATCGTGTCTTTTCTAGACAATCTTCAAATGTTTTCAATCCAGTCTTGGGACTGTGAATGTGATCACATGCCCATGTTGGAACGTCTAGCATCATGGACCAATCAGCAGTTAGTTCAAGCCACTCTAAAATATTTTGTCGTGTCTTGTTTGCAGCGGGGCCTTCGAAGTTGAGCCAATCAAACTTTAACACACCCTTACCAATTTGGTATCCACCGGAGTCGCCCAAGATCATTGTGTTAGCACGATCTCTCTGTTGAATCATCGACTCCTGTGTCATGCTCTTATTCAAATCTAATTGTGCATGACCTGCTGAATATAAAGCATACTTGTAGGTAAAGTAGCCTTGTTCGGGATTTAAAAAGTTCATACCTTCAATGCCACGATCGAATCCTGCAGGAATACGATCGTTGGGTACAAATTCTTCTAATCGCTGTTTAGCAACGTAGGTACTATAAAAAGAACTAATAGCAGGTAAGTATACCGCATAGTCTTTTTGTAGTGGAGTTAAATTGACTGGTTCTTTCATATTAGGCCGCTTGTGCTGGAATGATATATTTGTATGATGCTAGGCCGCTGTCAAGAGTAATTTGAATAGCACCTTCATTGCTCAACGACATCTTGGTGTTGTTGACATCTGCAATCTTAAGAATACTTAAGATTGGCATAACAGGCCAAGTCCAACCACGATCAAGTTTGCCTACAACGTTTTGTGCAAATATAAACTCACCTGCGTGTGTTGATGCATCACCAAAGATAAACTTTAGGTTGCCACCGTCTGTCTTTGCCAAGAATGTTGGATGTTCGTTATGAGCACCTGCTTGGAAGTTAAAACGTTGAACTGCGGATACAGTTGGCTCTAGTTCTACATCCCACTTAACTCCACGGAACTTGACAGTCTTCATCTTTTCGTTGATAATTTCAGCATTCATAAAACGATAGTCGTTTTTAAAATCGCCGTCTTTGTTTTCAAAGTGTAAGCCTGTTGGAATTGTTTCACCATTGCGATCTGCTGTGGTAATAGAAATTTTAGCATTTTCTTTGTATTCAGCACCATCTAACAAATATTTTAATTTGTTTAATTGTGGCATGCCAAACACACCAATCATGTCTGGGTACGGATTAGCAGTTTCTGCCTCCATAATCACTGAACGGTCATCGGCCATTGAGTTGATAGTTGTGCCTTTGTCTGTGCCTGTGACTTTAACTGTGGTTAAGAAGCCTAGGTTTTGTGTGTGTGACACGATGTCTTGTAAAATATCTTTCATTGAAAGTTCTCCTGTATATTAAGATTATATTTAGATCTAGAGTAAAAAGCAACCGCAATTTACTCAAAGTCAAACAATTTTGCGAATGTATTATCACTGCGAGTTGAACTGATGTCCCATTCCAAAACACCAATCAAGTTTTCTAACTTTTCATCGATAACTGCATTTTCCATTTCAGCATCGTTGAAAGGCAAGTCCTTAAACCATTGAGGTAGTCTAAGTTCATCTACGGGGTAGGCTACTGATGTATACCCCATTGGATTATCTTTGACCTTACAAACGATCACTTTAGCACCGTCGGTAATTGCCACAGAGTATTTGTCATCCATCATACGTTTTAGTGTATTCCAGTTAAGACTTGCACGAACGTGTCCGGGCATGTTAGTCTTACCTGCTTTCTTTTCTTTAGCAGCGTACTCTGTAATGTTGTTGGCACGTTTAGGTGATCCTTTCTCCCAACCTGGTCTAGTCTTGAACTCAGTTCGAAAGTTAGTGATATATTCCAGCACATCTTCTTTGGTGCCGTTATTTAAAACCTTGGTCAAGACTTCACTTAAGAAGTCTTGGATAATCACAGGAGTATCACTGCGCTTCAGATCTAAACCCATGGCCTTGATCTTGCCCGGCTTACCGTCTACGTCTGCACGTTTGCCTTCTTTGTCATAGTAAAGCACAGCATATCGTTTCTTAGTAATGAATAAGCCACGACTGGCAACAATTTCACGACCAGCTTTAATAACTTCACCACGAGTCTTAGGACAGTGAAACGCATCCTGCATGAACTTAGGAAATGTTGAGTTTACTTCTTCACCGATGGTGTCATAGAGTTCAACAACACTTTCTTTTGTCCACGGCAGAGCTCCTCGATCTATTTCTTTCTTAAGGGTGGTGTAAGCCGAAAAATAACAAGAGTCTGTATCACCATAGATAATTGCTTTACCTGTGTGATTGTTTTCGCCGGTAATGATCTCATTGACTTTGCCAGCCATATGCTTGGCAATGGCACGACCTGTTAGCGTGGTACTTTGTCCAATACGGTTATCAAAGAAGCGGCAACCTGGATTCAAAATAGCACCATACAAACTGTTTAAGTTAATCTTCTTGACCAACTGACGCTTGTCCCAGTATTCTTCTTCAATCTTGTTGCCAGCTGCAATGCAGTCTTTGAGTTTGGCCTGCATGTCTTTACGTTCTGCATACCAACGCTTGAGCAAGCCCGGAATAATACCTTCTTTTTCATAAGTGAAAATAGTTCCGTTGGCACTAACCATCCACGGCTGATTACTTTCAAAGATTAGATCATAGGCCTGAGCAGCACTTAGTGTATCAGAGCCACCGTCTTCCCAGTCAATAACGATTTCACGACCAACATTTTTTTCTAGTACGGCTGCATATTCTAATGAACCAAAGATGCCTTCCCATGCTGATGCAAAACTTTTGCCTTTGGCAATCTCACCGTCAATGAATGCCTTGGTGCCATCTTGACGCAACTGCCCAATAATAGTTTCTGGACCCATGTTGAGCGCACGAATTGCTGACGGATACAGCGAGTTAATATCTAGTGAACCGATCCACTCATGAATACCTTTCTTAGGATAGGCAACATACGCACCAGCAGCCTGATTACTAAAGCCTTCTTCACGAGATATTCTATTAGGAACAATCATTCCACGCTTGTGAGCTTCGTTAATAATGGCCTGCTCAGTAACAGCTACCGCACCCATTGTGGTCTGCAACAGCACAGTACATTCATGTGCCAGTGTGTTAGCAAGATCCAAGAACTTTAGCTTCTTGTCTAGTTTTTCTAACAGCATACAGTCTTGTCTGTTGTATTCGATAAATCTACGGAAATCGTTGTTGTACAATTGATCCAGTGTGCCTTCGTACACAGTCTTGTTTTCACCGATCTCCATCTCTCCAATAGCATCCAGTCGATAGGTATGGCGTTCTTCGTATGTGTACTTGCGATATAGTTCAAGACTGTCTAGGTGTACACGGCCAATTAGATCGTATGTGACAGCGGCCTTGCCGTATTTTTCATACTCTCGTTTCTTGGGGAATTGATCCCACAAGCAGAATCTGCGTGTGTCCTCTTTGCTCAAAACTTTGGTCACACGATTAACTGTGTAAGGAATATCAAAGCCCTCACTGTTCCAACCACTCAGTACATCTGCATCTTGTATTAGATCTAAGAATGTGTCTAACATATCTGCTTCGTTGTCAAACAGCATAGTGTTAGGAAATTCTGCTACCTGTTTAGTAGCTTCTTCCATTGACAATGTCTTAGGGGGAATTGCTAAACAGACCATAGTCTGCATCCATTGTAGGTAGACAGCAATAGCAGTGATTGGCATAAACGCATCTTCAGGTGATGCATAGCCACGTTCTGGATCAAAGTCCACCTCAATGTCAAAGAACGCTACATTTAATTTTGGTGCGTCTTGATTAAGATAGTTGTCTTCTAGACAACGATAGATTGGGTTGATATCACTTTCAAACAGTTTTTTGTTTGAATGAATTGCAAGTTCTTTGCGATGTTCTTTGACATTTTTGGAACTTACTCTGGACAATGACTGTCCAAAAATACTTGTAAATTTACCCTTGGCATCCGGGTAATAAAAAACATGTCGTGCAGGATATTCTTTGTAATGTCGTTCGCCTTTATCATTGCGTTCAACAACATTGATGATATCCTGCTCTCTATTATAGAAAGCGTCTACGTAACTCAAATTTTTCTCCTATGCAATTTAGGGCTTGCAAATACCAATGTGCGGTTTATGGCCACGCCTACCTTCTTACTTTATTTAATTAATTAGCATTCTTGCTAGTCCAACACTATCAATTGTGGTCAACAGTATATAGTTAGCCAGCATGCCAAAAGATTTCCTAGTCCAACTAGCCCAAGCATACATAGCACAACCAAGGATCCACACAGGGTAAAGAGTAAGTAACGGAGGTGTGGGTACGGTAAGTGCCATAGTAATTGAACAGCCAATACTGATAGCCCAAGCAAGCAACTCAACAACAAAGCGAACTCGATGGGATTTAAAGTCATCTTTTATCCATTGTAGAGTTGGCGCAAAGATTTTGTCAATCATTCTGGTAGACGTTTAGTGACACCAAGAATCATTTCAATGTCATTCCATTCTTGTTCGTGATCTTTCCAGTTGTCTTTATGTGCAATAGAAATTGCTTTGTTAATAACTGATGGCTTGATCTGTAGTTCTTCTGCAACAGCTTTAACAGTTTCTTTAAGTCCCTCTTTAAGATCTTCTACTTCACGTAGTACATTTCCGCCTTCGTTAATAAGACGTTCTAGTTTTGCTTTTTCTTCGGGACCGTACATTCTAGTTGACATAATTTTCTCCTATATAGCTATTATATAGTCAACAAAAAAGCCGGTCAACTAAATTGCCGGCTTTTGAGTGCGATTGGTTAAATTACTTTTGGTCTTCGCTTAGTACATCGTACATTTCAAATACACCACCCATGCGCTCGTATACCATACCTGCATACACATCAGCTTTTAGGCCTTCACCAATTTTTTGTTTTGCAACACGTTGAGCCCATGCAAACAGTTCTTGATCAACTGCATCAATTTGTTGTTGACCGCCACTCTCTTGCACAAGTTTGATCATGTCTTTGAATGATAGGATATTTTCAATTGACTCTTTAACAGTCTTCTTTTTTCCAAAGAATTTTTCTTGCTTTGCACTCATTCCTGTCTTGCCGCCTTCTTTCTTGCCGCCAATAGCCTTGCTGACTGCGGCACGACGATTCTTTAAATAGTCATCGGTCTTATTTTTCTCACCATCGTTGTTGACGTCGTCATCTTCCTTGCCAACCGGATCCATTGCTTCGTCCATGATCTTGGCTATTTTCTTTTTCTTATCTTCTTTCTCTTGCTCTTTCTTTCTCTTGGCCTCTGCTTTTTCAGCTTCGCTTTGTTCTTTAGCTGCTTCCACCATCTTCATGAATTTGCTTTTGAATTGTGGTTCGATGCTTTCTACTTTCTTGCCATCTTTAACACGAGTTACTGTGCCTGGATTTTTCTTTTCGTAATCTTTAGAATCTTTAGCGGCAGCTTTGTCAGCAGCTTTGTCATCTGCTTTGTCTGCTGCACTTTGTGATTTGGCCCCTGACTTTGGTTCAGTGTGTGGCTCATCACTGAAACGATTGGGATTTTCTTTGTGTTTGGTAACACCTTTTGTAGAACGATCAATAGTGCCACCAGTTGAAGATTTTTCTTCTTTAACATCTTCTTCGGCTTTTTTCTTAGCTTCAGCAACATATGTAGAACGTCCACTTAGAACACGTAATTGTGCATCTTCGTTTAGTTGAACAGCTTTTTCTAAAACTGGTGCAGCCGGTGTCTGTGGAGGAGCTTCCATGCTGTCTAATTTGTTAAGTAATGATTTGAAATCCATTTTTTATCTTCCTTGATATTTTTTCGCTAGCCACTGCTCGCACAGATTGCTTTTAATTTCGTACTGCACTGTTTCTTCAAATTCTCGAGGACCCTGATTAACGGCTCCTTGTGCTTGAGATTCGTAATCCATCTTTTCATGAACAGAATTCAAATGATCATTGGCCACAGAGATATAACTGCTGATCCAACCATCTAAATTGTCGCCTTCTTTGATCATACGATAAACAGCCATGGCATTTTTAGCTATTTGAGCTAGCTCTGCTTTTGCCATACTTGCTTCGTGATCGTGTTTTTTAAAGTCCATACTATATTTATCTTCTTAATATACTTTCGCGAGGCTTCTTAGACTTGGGTTTTTTAACAGTTTTTTGCTGATAACTACCCCCAAAGAGTGTGCCTACATCTGTTCCAGAACCACCCTTGATAAATGTAGCAACATCGCCAGCACCCATGCTAGATGCTGTTTCAAACAACTCTTTAATTTTCATAATGTATTTATTAGCAGTTCCAGCGTCTACGGGCTTTACAAATTGCTTTATCGGGAGTTTTAGCACAGCTAATGCTATGCATTTTCATTTGTCCACGGCTGCGTGAGCAATAGCTTGATCTGCGTTTACTGGCTTTAGAACCTTTCTTTAACTTACTTGGCTTGGTAGTCACAGCAGTCTTTAGTTTGCTACCTGGATTCTCGCGACGATAGGCATTAACAGCCTTCTTGCTCATACCATCAGTCTTGTCTCGCTTGTTGGCCTTTTGCCAATCTTCGTTAACAGGCTCATGTGTGAACGCAAATACATACAGCTCGTCATCTGTGAGTGTTTCTAAGTCTTCCCAAACAACTTCAGGATCAACGCCATTTGCTTCTGCTATGTAATTGATTGTTTCTTCAATAGTGTCAAATTCTTCTTCGACATCTTCTTTTTTAATCTCTTCGCAGTCGTTGACACGTTTGCCTTTGTTCTTACCAGTACCGGGCTGTGTACCAACTTTACGATGGCCTGGCCAGCAGTTTTTTGGTCCTGCCACACCTTCTGTTAAAATTTCGTATAATTTCATTTTTTCTTAGCCCTACCAGCTTTCATATTAGCTAACCAATGTGCAAGTTGTCCTTTGCGACCGCCCTGTTTAGCAGTTTTACGAAGCGAACTTACTGATGCTTTGGTATTTATCCCATGGCGCTTGCTATCGCCTTTGTCCTGTGGACGCTTTCCGTCAGCAAAGTTTTCGTGTTCTACGCTTTCACCACCACCTTCACCACCACCTTCACCGCTTGAATCTCCGCTATATCCTGCATAATAACCATAGCCACCGTAGGGATCAGGACCCCAAGCAGCACTTCTTGATCTACGTTTAGATTTTTTTCTTTCAATGATAAATTCTTTGGCTTTCATACTGGTGAATAGGGATTACGAAATCTATCGTGGCCGTCATCTTCTGGATACACTGGATATTGATCTGGGTTCATACTGAAAAACTTGATCCACAACCACAAGTTGATTGTGCATTGGGATTAGTAATAACAAATTGACTACCCATAACTTCTTCTTTGTAATCAATAACAGCACCTTGTAGATATTGCATGCTCATTGCATCCACTAGCACATTGTATTGTTCGTTGATAGGAAATTCAAAATCATCTTCATTCTTTTCTTCATCGAATGTAAAGCCATAGCTAAAGCCACTGCATCCGCCACCTTGTACAAAGGTACGTAATGCCAGTTTTGGATTATCTTCTTCTAGCAGCAAATCCATAATCTTTGATTTTGCTGATTCTGTTATCTCAACCATTTGGTATCCCCTATTTTCTTTTCGCCGGTTAGGTAAGGCAAACTAAACCATAATTGGAACCATTCTGGTGTTCCTGGTCTAATATCGTGCTTGCGTTCAAGTTCTTGATTGGTCATTCCTGTAACACTGATATTGCTACCGCCGTAAGGCTTTAAACCTTTGAACTCAGTAATGCCTGCTAGGCGTTTGATGTCAGCAAGTTCATCCATTATGCAGTTGGACCTTCGCCTGTAATAGAAATCTCCCACTTCTTGCCAGTCTCTTCTGATTTCTTACGAGCCCAACCTTTTAGCTGTTCATAGTGAGCTTGTTCACGATCGTCGTCTGCATACTGTCCACGACCTTTGAATACTTTCCATTTCTTGCCGTTAATATATACAGCGAAGTTGTTTGGAGGTTCGGTGTTGCCTTCGTCCCAATCTTCTGGATCTCGCACTCGTTCTGTAGTTTTTCTCATACTTGGTGACACAGCAATAACAGAATTAGGGTCAACACCTGGTTCCGGAGTTAAAAACTTCCAACCTGGATCGACTACTATTTCAATATCGCCGCCACTATTGGGGAACGGTTTGTTGTTTGCACTTTTAATTTTAACAGCGTCTTCGTCAAAATCAACAGCAGTAACTATAGAAGGAAACTTTTCTCCCCTGCCTGTAGTATAGATTACTCGTTGTCCGACACGGAAGTCATTACCAGGCGTACCTTCCGCCATGCCTTTTCCTAATACTGGTCCTACTTTAATTCCTTTGCTTGCTAGAAAATCTTTAATCTTGCCAGCTCTTTCACTTGCGGCTTCGTATTCTTGTTGAGTCTTGGCATTATTCACTTTGTCAACTGCTTGTTGATACTGCTGTTGCCATTCAGATGAATCTGGTGTTTTAACAGATGATCCATCCGGATAGTCACCTTCCGCCACACCTTCCTCGTACTGTTTAGCCTTATGTTTAATATCGCCCCGCGCCCCGGCCCGTTTCTTATCTTTGTGTGGGCCAGCACCTGCGGTCTTTTGATTTTTTGCCACAAAGTTTCTAGGCTTAGTTGCTGGTATAAATTCTTTTGCTTTCATTTAATTTTCCTTAACACCTTAAGATGCCGATCCGCCTACTAGGTCTCCAACTTTTGCTGGCTTGTTTGCCTTAGGGCCTTTATTACGCCATTGACCTGCAGGACCTTCCTTATGTCCTACCTTGGCACCAGCAAAGGGAATCTTTGAACTCTCGGTTTTTTTATTGAG